CCGTCTTCGGCCCCCGCCACGGAGGCCAAACCCAATGATCCCCCTCCTGCCTCGTAAGGGTGAAGGCCGCCACGTTGTAGTCATCGTGATCTTGGGCGGCCTTCTTATGATGGCTGGCCAAGAGGTCCTCCGGTTGAGATCTTTGTTGGCCGCGCGGCCGGTGGTCGAGGACTACAAAACCGACGCCAGGACCGAGGACGTGCGCCGGGGTCCTGTGACACGCAAGCGCAAAACGGTGATAGCCCCGGACGGCACCAAGACTACCGAGTCTGAGTTGACCATTGGCGCAATCGACAGCCACATCGAGGCTAAAAGCGAATCAACGCACAAGGAGACCCCTGTGGGCGGGCCTCTGGCGCGCGCCGGGCGAACTCGTTACGTCGGCCTGGGAATCGACCCCCTACGCTACGCCGCCATGCCCCGCTTGCGGGCCGGAGTGACGATCCTAGGGGCGTTTGACGTGGGCGTAGCCTACGACAGCCGCTTTTCACCTACCAATGGGGCGGCCGGCCTCGAGTTGGCCTACCGCTTCTAGCCCCTCGGCCCCTGGTTAAGGCGGAGCCAGCCGTAGCGGGCGATCAGTAGCGCGTCAGCGATGGCGTGGGTCATTTTAAGGTCGGGGTAAAGTTCTTTGGCCTTGTTCTTCGAGACGTTCTTGTTGCCCCCGGTGAGGCATTCCATCGCCGCTTGCCAGGTCATCGGGGAAACGTCAGTCGGCGGGTAGCCGATGGCGTGGAGAGCGCCGCGGATGAGCCCGTCGACCCGCCCAAAAGTGTTGGCCCCTTTCCCCCCGTCGCCGGGCATGTAGCCCACCTTTTCCACGAAAACAGAGTGGCCTCCTTGCCAAGCCAAGATTTCGAGCCCGCGGCGCACAGCACCGACCAACTCGCCGTGCGTCATGTCCGGGCGAAACGCGCACACGTGCGCTACCGTGCCATCGCCGCAAAGGACGGCCAACCCTCCGCGGACGCCGGGGTCTACACCCATCACGCTCATTGCAACAGCCCCGGGTTCTCAGGCGTGGCGGTGATCGTTTTCTTGTCGCGGTCAGGCTCCGCGTTTGAGAGGGTGGCACCGCACGATTTCTTCACGCACTTCATCTTCATGAAGCCGGTCGAGGTACAAAAGTAGCGGGTGTCCGTCGCGTTGCAAACCGGACATTCTATTTTGCCGGCCTTGGCGTGGGCTTCGTCCCACCGATTTACGAACGGATCATCACACGAGATAGCGACGAGGTCCTTGTCGCACTTGTAGACGAAGATGCGGCGCTCGACCACGTATGACTTCTCCATCATATCGTGGCAGAGCGGACACCGCGGGACGCGGCCAGTGAGTCGGATGATTTTTCCTGGCATCAGATTCTCCTATTTATTCCTCCACGTCGTGAACATCGCAAAATTTCCGGCCCAATTCCTTTTTCCGGCAGGGATGACCCACGTGTGCGTCGATATCAGACCATCGGCATTGAGCACAACAACATCCGCACGGGTAGCATCTCTGACAATCGCCGCAACTCTCGCAAAAATTGTCGCAGTCTTCACTCATTTTCTGTAGCGGTTGGCGGTCCAACCTTCGGCGGCCACCGGGAGCCCGTCGGCCCACGGGGGCAAGGCGCACATCAGCTTCATGAAATGGTCAAGCCGATACGCGGCGTCCTCGGGTATGTTGACTTCCGCGAGCAATTCATCGTGCACGGTCAAGATCATCTCGTAGCCCGCGGCCTCGGCGTTCAGCATTCCGTGGGCCATTATGTCCCTAGCGGTGGCTTGGACGAGGTTCTCAAAAAGAGCGCCGCCGTAGGTCTTGAGTTCCTCCCACTCCTTCGTGTCGGGGTTCGTCCCCCAGTAGAAAAGGGTAATTTTCTCAGCGCCCCACGGGGTCACAGCCATTTTCACGGTGGGCTTGTAGTACCAGAGATATCTCCCGCTCGGCAACCGGGCGACCAAGAAACGGCGGTCGTTGCTCATCGACCACAAAACTCTGCCGCCGCAACTCGTGTACCGCTGGCCTGGGTTTTTGACAGCCGAGATCGCCGCGGCCTCGGTCTCCTTCCACGCGCGGGGAACATAGGCGTACTTCTCGCGGTAGCCGTTGACGGCCGTCTTTGCTAACTCGTCGGAAATCCGCAAAGGTTTCCCCTTCTTGGCCGTCTCAGTATAGATTGTGCTCTGATAAGTCTTCCATCCTTGACCGAAGCCAGAGCCCAGGACCGTGCGCTTGGCGATGTCGTACTCGCGCGGGTCGCCCTTCTTCGTGATGGGCCGGCGGTAGATGTAGGCACCCATATCAAGGTAGGGGCTTCCTCCTTTTCGGTAGGAGGCCAGCGCGTCCTCTTGGCCGGCCAGCCAGAAGACGATGCGCGCCTCGATGGCGTTGTAGTCGGCGGAGAGCAACGTCTTTTGGGGTCCAGAGACGATCATGGCGCGAAGGACATCCGAAAGAGCTTCCATCGCCTTGTCGCCGTAGGTGAACGTCATCAGTTCAGGGTTCCCCGACATCACGCAGGCCAAGGCGAGATCCTGCTCGTGCATTTCAAGCCCGGTCGCCGCATCGGGGTCGGCACCGTAGCCCTGCGGAATATTGTGAGGCTGCAACAACCGACCACCCCACCGGCCGGTGTGAGCGGCGGAATATTGTAACCCCCCGCGCACCCGACCATCGGCGCAAGCCATCTCGAGGGCCTTGGCGAATTTGGCCGTCGACGTGCGCTTGGAAGCCTGGCGCTTGAGGAGCACCACACTCCGTACGTCGACCGGGAGGTCGGGGCGCTCGAGCAACTCCGTGACCCCAATCTTGTCGAGGGTCTTCTTCTCGACCGTCTTCTTGAGCTTGGGATCAAACTCCTCTTTGGTGGGGGCCGCTACTCCGCGGCTCTCGAGCCACGCTATCAAGGCTTTGTTCTGCGTCGCCTTGTCGATGACGTTGTTCGTAAGCTGTTTGACCCGTGCATTTATCGGGCCCATGAGGGCGTCTGACATCTCTGCGCCTTTGGCCGCTAGAGCCAAGTCCACTTGGAAGCCGCGGCGGTTCATCACGAAGTCGAGTTCCCAAATGCGCTGCTCACTCTCGGGCAATTCCGGCAACAAGCTATCAACTTCCATCTCGGCGTCCACGTCGGTCTCGTTGTAGGCGTAGAGGCGCTCGTATTTCTTGTGGTCATCGTCGTAGACGGGGTCGCCGAGGACATCATAGGCGAGGGGCTTGGAGAGGCGAAGCATGATGGCGCGGCCGTCCAAATCTTTTTTGACGTGGCAGCGCAGGACGCGCGTCAGCTCGTCGAGGCCCAGGGGTAAACCGACCATCGCGGCGCGCGCCATAGTGCAGCGCCACAGCGACGGACTGTTACGCGCCGGCGCGCCGAAGCGCGGGACCATGATGTGCTCCCACATCGCAGCTTCAAACGGTGCGTTGTGGGCGCCGATGATGAGCCTGCCGATGTTCGGAAATTTCGCCAACAGATGAATCTCGTTGCGTCGGAATTTATATTTTCGTTCGTGAATGGGCTCGTAGAGCGTGGCGCACGTGATCTCCGTCGACGGGTGCCGGGCGTAGGCGTGGGCGCCGACCTTTTTGAGATCCACCGTGGAGCGCGACTCGAAATCGAGATGGCCTTTGTTCATGAGTTATTCGTCGGCAAAGACGGCCAAGTGACGATACGCCCCGTGTCGCGTCGCTCGCGCTTGTTTCCTGTGACGATCCAATATCGGTGCTTCGGCTGGCGCCGGACCTTTTCGGTGTACTGCGCCACACCCCCCCGAAATGCTTGTCGGCTGTGTTTGCCGGGAACGATATAATCGAAACGGGGGGTCTTGCGGTCGGCGTCCGTGAGCCCGGCGTAGTTAAAATTGAGGGCTCGGTAGATGTAGCCCGTGTGGCCGGCGGAAGTATCCGCATAAGAAACGACGACGCGCCCGCCCGGCAACAGGTTCAAGGCGCGCGCTACGAACCACGATTCCGTGTTCCGCGGCATGATGTCGTCGACCCAAAGCCGGTTCAACTCCACGACCAATTTAGGCGCCGTGCGGCAGGCGGATTTCTGTACCGCGTGGGACGCTGGAGCGCCGAACGTGACCACCCCGAGGAGCTGGCCGTGCACGAATAAGCCGTACGCGAAACTCACATTCGCTTTGCGGTGCAAATAATGGTTCGATATCATGAGTTCGTTGGCCGGGCCTGGCTCGATTCGTTCGACTTTCATAGTGGTAGGGCTCCGCCCCCTTTCGCCGGCTTGCGTACCGGGGCCGTCCTTTCTCTCTTTTAACCCAACGCAGCCAACGGGTCCCCAGTCGAAGCGCCAGCCGCGGCCAACGCTCCGCCCGGCACGTCGATGGCGTCAAACGCATCTTCCGCCTTCTGTCTTCCACCGAAAGGCTCGCCGTCGCGCACGAATTGGACGTTGTCGAGCCCAAACGTCACGCCCTTGTTTCCCTTGACGTCATACCAATACGCATGGATTTGAGCGCGCATGTACGCCCCGCCGTAGGCTTCCTGCGGGTTCATGATCTCCTTCTTCTGCGCGTCCACCACACCGGGCTTGAACTCCGACGCGGCACGGATGTAGACGACGCCCGGGCCCATGCCTGACTTCCACTTGCCGTCGGCTTCTTTGCAATCAGCCGCCGACCCGTCGCGGAACGGCAGGCGATACATCGCCGCCCCGTCACCCCTGCGCTCCTTGATCTTCTCCGTCCAGCCCGCACCCAACTGTTTGAGGAGGATCTTGGCGACCTCTTCTTTGAGGGGTTTGAGGTCGACGACCTTTTCTCCCGCGGCCTTGCTCTCAGCCGTCTCGGCCGTGCGGAAGAGCATGACGATACTGTACTTCGCCTTCTCGTTGGGATCTTCGGCGTTAACTTTGCGGGCCTGGAACAACGCCGGGTACGATGCTCGGAACTCTGGAGTGATGATTTTTACTCGTTCAACCTTTTCTTTAGCCATGTTCGTTCGTTTCTCCTGTTTCGTCCGTCTCCGTCAGCAACACGGGGCCGTTATTTTTCGGTTAGTAGCGCGACGGCAAAGCGCGCCCTCTGCACTCATCTTCCCCGCCCTAGGACGTGTACGAACCCCAGGCCCAAACGGATCAACCACGAAGGTTGGCTGCGGCTTTCCCTTCCCTTTCGTGTCACGTCGGGGGACTCCGGCATATTTCTTATTGCGGCCACATCGGCTCGCGCCCTTTCGGCGTGGCTTCCTTATCGTCGTGTCTTCTACAAACCCCAAGTATCTCGCACTCGGGGCAAGCGGGCCCGGGCTCCGCGAACGCCTCCTGCGCGGAGACCCTCGCCTCGGGGCGCGCGTCCGTCGACAGCACGAGTAGCTTCTTGGGTTCAGGCTTGTACGTCATCTCGTCGACGCCTGCCTTTTTCCCGACGATGGCTTCCATCTTGGCCGGTGATAAAAGTTTACGCTCCCACGCCCGCTCGCCCCACCGCTGCGCGACCTCCTCCTCGTTGACCCACGCCCTATTCGAGCGCCCGTCGACGAGCTTGACCCCTTCTATCCGGGCGCCGTTCGCAAGAATCCGCTCGCGCAACGACTCCTCGATGGCGTCGAAGAACCCGTTGACCGCTTCCTTCCACCGGAACGCATCAACGACTTGAGCGTCCGACATGAGGCGGACCCCTGGCAAGCGCATCGCTACGAACGCGACATTCCGCTTCTCTTGGCTCTTCATCTGCTCCGGCAACAGGGTCGGAATAGGCGTGTCGAACGCGACCATCGCCGACTCCTGCGCCTGCTTGTGAACGGCGGGGCACTTCGTCCGCACCGGGCAGAACGTGGACTGGCACCACGGCCCTGCTTTTAATTCTGCTTTAGGGTTTCGCGTCTCGGCGGCGGCGGCCTTTGCTCGAGCCGCGAACTCCTTGAGGGCCGCAGGGGTTGTCGTCCATCGACGCTCCCTGCCGTCCTCGTGCTTGGCGCGGGGTTGATCCACCACCAATTCCACAGAATCAAACGCCCACCCCGCCTCGCTGTCCATCGCGGCGACGGCGTACACGGACATCTGTTCGTTCTCTTCGACCTCGACGACGCCGCGGCCGTACTTGAGGTCGCGCACGATGAGCTTATTCCCGCGTTGGTAGACGATCTTGTCGGCCGTCCCCTTGCACTCGGGGTCGATGGACGCTGCGGCCGACACCTTCGCCTCCGTCTTATGGATGACGGGAGCGGGCCGGTCTGCGCGCTTGAGTGTCTCGATGTCAGAGGCAATGGCCTCGTTGTACTCGACCGCGGAGTCGACCATCTCCTCCGTGATCTCGACCTCGTGCCCTTCGCACACTACGACGGTCCCTATTTTGGCGACGAGCTGGAGCTCGTCGATCTTGCCATCGTGGTACTCTTCATGCAGGGCATGAGCTACTGTGCCCTCCGCAGCGGCGTAACCGGCCCGCTGCGGAGGGAGCTTCTCGATGAGGGCGACAGACGCGGGGCAATTTAACCACCGCTTTGCCGCCGACGGAGCGAGTCTTGCGTGAGCCATATTCAGTCCTACGCCCCCTTCGCCGCGATGAGCGCGTCGATCTTGGTGATGTACTGGACGCGCTGCGCGTGGACGAGGTCGGTGGTGCGGGCGACGCCAAACTCGGCCAAGAGGGCCTTCGCCTTGTGGAACCCTTCGGGCATCTTATCCGCGGTACTTATCGTCGGGAACGCCTTGACGAGCCGCTTGTTGGCGTCCTGCGCGGCGGCGGTGGACTCGGCTTCCGTCATGGCCACGGGGGCTGTAGCCTGTCCGGCCTTCACTTCCGCGCGCGTGTCGACGGCGGCGCTACCGCCCGTGTCCATCATCGGGTCGAAGGGCGCGGCGGGGGCGGCGGGCTCGGCTTTCGAGGCGCGCGGCTTGCGCTCCTTCTTCAACTCGGCGTAAACAGCGGCAGCACGTTCGTCGGCGGGCGCCGCGATCCGTTGCGCGGCTTTGATAGGGTTAAGGGCTTCCTGCTCATAATACGCCGCGACGGCGTTGGCCGCGCGGGTCCAGGCTTGAATCAACTCGTTCATTTCATTTCTCCTTTTATTTTGCGTCAAAAGTCATCGGCTTCGGATTCCCACTCTTCTCTCGCTTTCATTTCACAATCTTCGCACGGACCTGTCAGGCCGTGTCCGCAACGCGGCACCGAAATCTTGATGCACTCCAGGCAACCGAAAACGGGAACGTGGTGAAGCTCGTCGTGAAATTTGTAGACGTGATCGTGCGGACATTCCATTAGAATAGCTCCCACGCAGAAGGGATGGTATCGAAAGGAGACGCCGGCGCCCCAGCCATGAGCCGTCCCCCGACACTCTCCTTGCGGTCGTGTACCTGAGTCATCATGCCGTCGAGCGTACCCTTCGCGTAGACGAGGTATGCCTTTACCAATGCTTCCCGCTGGCCCGTACGCGCCAGGCGCCGCAACCACTGGTCGGTGTCGCCGGGCACCCACGAGGGCTCGGCCAAGACTATAGTGGAACACGATTTTTGCAAGCCGTCGACGCCAGTCCCGGCAGCCGTGCTCTGGCCGATGAAGAGGCGCACGGTCTCGTCGTTGATGAATTTCGCCTTGGCGTAGTCCTTGACTGCGTCCGTCATGCCACCTTGATAGATCACGTGGTTGTAGCCGAGTTTCGCGGAAAGTCCTGCGATGACGTCGCGGTGGTGGGCGAAGACGACGACCTTGTCGACGGTTTCGAGGAGGTCGTGAACGAAGCTGACGATGTGCCGGACCTTGGCCGCGCCCAAGAGCCGCCGTAGCTTAGACGTGTCCCCGAGCTGCGAGAACTTGTCGTAGCTAGAGGAAATACGCGCCTCACGCCCCCCGATCTCGTCTTCGGCCGCGATCACCGCGGCCATGTCGCCGGCCGTTAGTTCTACTGGAATGCGCTGGAGAAGGGGCTTAACGCGGTCCGGGTAGACTTCGGCCTCTGTGCGCCGGAGCATGAAGTCACTCAGGATCGCGGCCAACTCGTCGATGCGCGAGGCCCCTTTGACATTGAGCTGCCGCCCGTCCCAAAAGGCACCGCAGTATTTCTGAGCATAAACACCGAAGCTCATGTCCTTAAAGGCAGGGGCCATACTCTTGAGCATGGGCCACAGCTCGACCGGGCGGTAATTGGGAGTGATCGTGCCCGAGAGAGGCCACTTATAATGCGCGCGGCGGGCCAAGCCCTCTTGGCGCCCGGGACCGTAGCCGGCCTTGGCGAAGATCGCTTTGCTACGCTGGCTGTCTAGACTCTTGCAGAAGTGAATCTCGTCGCCGCCCCACACGTCGTAGTGGGCACGTAGTTTAGCGCGGATCTCGAGGTCGGAGGCGCCGTTGTAGGAGATGATGTCCCATCCTTCTGTGGTGCCCAAGACGTCCTCGATCTGATCGCGCCAGTGAGACCTCACCCCGGCGGGGCACGTGATGAGCCCTGTTTTGGCCCCGACCTTCTTTGCGGCGAGGAGGAACGTGTACGTCTTCATAAGGCCGGGGTCGTCGCCGCAGGCGGAGTGCGGGCGCGCGGCCAAGAAATCTCGACCCGTGATTTGGTGGGGTTCAGGATTATATCGCATAGTTAGCGTGGGTTCACAAGTATCGCAAGTTTCGCACAATCAGTTTACAACAGGTCCACGATTTTGTCAAGGACTAAATTTTGTTCACCCTCGATCCGCTTCTCCGCTATCGCTACGTACTCAGGATTCAACTCACATCCGATATAACGCCGACCGTGCCGCGCGGCCACGAGCCCGGTGGTCCCCGCGCCCATGAAGGGGTCGAGCACCACACCCCCCCGGGGCGACCCGGCTAGGACGCAGGGCTCAATGAGATCAGGGGGGAACGTGGCGAAATGTTTTTCTTTGAACGGTTTAGTCGTCACGGTCCATACGGATTTCTTGTTGGCGCCTGGATTCTCGCCAGAAGCCCGTTCGCGGCCGGTCTTCGTGCGGCCGGTGTAGGATTCAGCGCCTTCGTTACTCCCCTTACTGCCACCAAAGCAAACGGCCTTCATCGCCCCGTTAGTTTTGCCCGGAACGCGGTCAGAACCTTTTTGCATATCGACGTTTTGCGCGAGGCGCTTGACGCTCGCCACTTTAAGCGGTGTCCGAATAGCAGCTTGGTCGTAATAATACTTGCGCGCTCGTTTGGCGAACATGAAAATGTGTTCGTGAGCACGGGTGCACCGATCTCGAGTCGATGACGGCATGGGATTGGGCTTATTCCAAATAATCTCGTCGCGCAAATACCAACCGTCTTCGCGTAGCGCGAAAGCGACAGCCCACGGGACGCCGAGCAAGTCTTTGTATTTCGCGCTCTTCTCACTGATGCCGTAGCCTTTAGGACGATTCGGCCGAGCTTCCGGGCGAGATTTATCTAAATTCGTCCCAGGACCGCGGTTGCCGTCGTAATGATTATAACTGTCCCCGAGATTAAGCCACAGCGTTCCGTCGTCTCGCAGAACGCGTTTTACCTCTCGGAATACGCCCGTCAAGCGCATGACGAAGTCCATGAGCGACGATTCTCGGCCGATCTGCTCCTCGTGACCGTAGTCGCGCAGGCCGAAGTAGGGCGGGGACGTGACGCACGTTTGGACGAAGGCGCCAGGCCACGTTCGCATCATGGCGAGATTGTCGCCGGTATAAATCTTGTCAAGGATCACAGCATCGCCGCCACGTCGTCGACATTAAACACCGCCCCGCCCCCTCGTTCATACCCCCGCACCGGGCGCCCTCCGACCCAACGAACCTTCGGCCCCCAACCCAAGGTTCTCATAACCTGGGCCACCGACAAGGCACTCCGGCGGTCCAATGACCTGTCGTTCGACGAGAGCGCCTCGACGAAGATGTCGCGCGTCGTCAAAAAATCTCTCCTAGTCTCGGGAGTGGCGTCACACCGCTCGATCCATGAGGCGATGCCTTCTGTCCACTCGTGCTCGGCGTGGCGCTGTGCCACCACCATCTTGGCTTGTTCCTTGAGTTGCGCTGTGTGCATGGAAAGTTTTTCTCCTGGTTCGGTGCGG